CAATCGGTTCCGGTTCAAACATCTGTTCCAATGATTAATGTAGCACTATCGGGGAAACTGGACGGGGGGTTTACCTCTGGAATAATAACTTTAGCTGGTCCGTCAAAACACTATAAGACCTGTTTTGGTCTTTTGATGTTAAAGGCATATCAAGATAAATACCCAGATTCCGTGTGTCTTTTTTATGATTCTGAATTTGGTAGCCCACAGGGATATTTTGATTCATTTGGAATTGACACAAGCAAAGTGTTTCATGTTCCAATTACTGATATTGAAGAACTAAAATTTGACATTGTGTCACAACTTGATAATATTGAGGCCTCCGATAAAATAATTATAATGGTCGATTCTCTTGGGAATCTTGCATCCAAAAAAGAAGTTGATGATGCACTCATTGAAAGTGCAAAGGCTGATATGACACGAGCAAAAGCACTTAAAAGTTTGTTTAGAATGGTTACTCCCCATTTAACCATAAAAGATATACCGCTAATTATCGTTAATCATACATATGAAACACAGGAAATGTTTTCGAAACAAGTAGTCTCTGGTGGTAAGGGTGTATATTATTCATCCAACAATATTTGGATTATTGGAAGAAGGCAGGATAAAGTTGGAACTGAAGTTAAAGGTTACGAATTTATCATCAATGTTGATAAGTCTCGTTTCGTAAAAGAAAAATCGAAAATTCCAATCTCGGTATCATGGGAAGGTGGAATTCAGAAATGGTCAGGACTTCTAGAGATTGCTGTTGAATCGGGGTTTGTCACTAAACCGAAGATTGGATGGTACACTCGACCTACGGTTCCGGGTGACAAAAATTACAGGGAGAAAGAAACCCACACAGAAGAGTTTTGGAAACCAATTCTAGAGGATACCAATTTCCCAGAGTTCATTGAAGCAAAATTCGTTGCAACCCATGAACCAGTGGAAGGGTGATGGATCAAGAATTCAAGCTTGTTGAGAATGAGAATTTTCCGGAACACACTGGAGTTCAATTAGTTGATGGACCCTTTAAAGGTATAGTGTACATATATGGCAATGTTAGGTTCTCCAAAGACGAACCACCAATTCTTAAATTTGATTATGAGGTGATGACAAATCCGGAAAAACATAAATATACAAATAATGAAGAATTTGATGATATTATTGGCGACATCCTCGTGGGATTGATAGACGAAAAATATAATGATAGAGAAAACGATACTAACGAATCTAATAACGAATACTCCATATCTAAGAAAGGTAATTCCTTTTCTTAAGCAAGAGTATTTTCATGAACCCATTGAACGGGAGATATTCCTAGAGATAGACAATTATGTGACAAAGTATTCTGATATCCCATCCAAGGAAGCTTTGGTTATTGGTATAGACGAACATAAAAATATTTCAGATGAAATGTACTCGAAAATTATGGGATACATTGATTCTATTGAACCAACTGATGTCAATCAGGATTGGTTGGTTGATGAAACTGAAAAGTTTTGTAAATCAAAGTCCATTTACAACGCTGTCCTAAAGTCAATTGCAATAATTGATGGAAAAGATAAGGAAATGACAGTTCAGGCCCTCCCTGAAATTCTATCTGATGCACTTTCAGTTTCTTTTGATCAAAATATAGGCCATGATTACTACGAATCTTCCGATGACAGATTTGAGTTCTACCATCGCAAGGAGGAAAAAATCCCCTTTGACCTAGAGATTCTAAACAAAATAACGAAGGGTGGACTCCTGAATAAGTCATTGATGTGTTGGTTGGCGGCAACAGGGGTTGGTAAATCCTTGGTCATGTGTCATCAAGCTGCATCTTCACTCACCTTTGGTAAAAATGTCCTGTATATTACTCTTGAAATGTCAGAGGAAAGGATTGCAGAGAGGATTGATGCCAATCTTTTGGATGTCAATATAAGCGACATTGTTCATCTTGCAAAAACTGAATTCGGTTCTAAGATTGATAAAATAAGAAAGAAGTTTCAAGGTCAATTAATAATCAAGGAATATCCAACGTCCACTGTTCATGCCGGTCACTTTGAAATTCTTCTTGATGAACTTCGAATTAAAAAGAATTTTAAACCGGATATCATATACATTGATTATATCAATCTATGCATGTCTAAACGATTTAAGAATGCTAACAATCAAAATTCATATACCATAGTCAAGTCCATTGCCGAGGAGCTCCGTGGGATGGCGGTGATTCATAATGTCCCGATTGTCACTGCAACACAGGTGAACCGATCCGGTGCAAATGACCCAGACCTTGATCTCACTAACACCGCTGATTCATTTGGATTGCCTGCAACCACTGATATCATGCTTGCATTGATAACCAATGATAACTTTGAAGAAGCTGGTCAAATCATGGTTAAACAACTCAAGAACAGGTATAATGACCTGAACTATTATAAAAAATTCACACTTGGAATAAACAGGAGTAAAATGCGTTTATACGATGTAAAGCAGGAAGAGGAAACAGAGCTTGTTGATTCGGGACACAAGGAATTGGCTTCCGGTTCTAAGTATTCTGGATTTGTTATATAGTGGATAAACTGACTGACTATATTGGGATCTATGACTCCATACTTGAACCTAAGCTTTGTCAGAAGTTGGTTGAACTTTTCAAGACAAATAGTGAGGAGGTTATAGAACAAACTACCGGAAATCATTCGAAAAATTTCCTTAGAAGAAAGGGAACTGAGATTGACCTTTGGGGTTGCGAAAAATTCAACAAGATATATCGGGAGGTTGTTCTTGATGGAATATTTTATTCACTTGAACTTTATAAGAGACAAACCGGTGATCCCTATGATGTGATACACAAAAATTCCAAGGAATGCAAGTTAGAACGTTTTCGTCTAAGGAAGTCCGGCCGGAACGATGGATTCTTTTCAGAACACTGTGACATTATTAATTCTATTACCGCTGACAGACTTCTTGTAATAATGTTCTATTTGAACACGGTTGATGTTGGTGGAGAAACAGTGTTTACCAATATCGATCTTCCAGTTCAACCAAAGGAAGGAAGGGTTTTGATATTCAATCCCTCCTTTATGTTCCCACACAAGGCAAACAAACCGGTATCAGATCATAAATATACACTTCAAACGTATCTTCATTATACTGAAGGTGGTGTTTATCAAGATTAATTGATATAAATAAGATTATGATTTTGTTCAAAGATTACATTCCACAGGACCGTCAGATCGATGAGGCCAAGAATGTCCATATGACCCATATTGAGGACTTGGTTCTTGATGGTGGTGTAACTGGGACGAGGAATGCAATCAATGCACTCCGTTCTCTGAGAGATATGCTAGGAGGGCATTCAAACACTTCACACAATGTCACGGTTAAATGGGACGGAGCTCCTGCTGTCTTTGCGGGGATTGACCCATCTGACGGAGAATTCTTCGTCGCCAAAAAAGGCATCTTCAATAAGAATCCAAAGGTTTACAAGTCCCACGGGGATGTAGATGCAGACACCTCTGGTGACCTCGCAGATAAACTCAAGATTGCATACACAGAACTCAAGAAGTTGGGAATACAGGGGGTTATGCAAGGTGACATCATGTTCACCAAAAAAGACCTGAAGAAAGAAGTTATTGATGGGGTCTCATATGTCACCTTCCACCCAAATACGATTGTCTATGCAGTTCCGTTTGAACAGGCCGATGAACTTCTTGCTGCAAATATCGGGGTTGTCTGGCACACAAAATACACTGGTTCCTCGTTTGAAGATATGAGTGCGTCATTTAATGTATCTGATTCGGACTTTCAAAAGACCAGTTCTGTTTGGCAACGAACCGCTGACCTTCCTGACATGTCTGGTACTGCCACCCTCACTTCCACTGAAACAACAAATGTAACCAATCATTTGTCATCTGCCGGAAGAATATTCAGGAAAATATCTGCATCAATCCTGAAGAATGTGGCGGGAAACGATGACATCAATATTGCAATCAATACGTTCAATAATACCAAGGTTCGGTCTCAGGAAAAAATATCCAACACTAAAAAACATGTTGATGATCTAATTGATTGGATTGACCATAGATATCAAAAGGACATTGACAAAGCAAAATCCTCCCGTGGTAAGTCAAGTAAACGTCAAAAGAAAAATGTGGTTCTGGGATTTTTCTCTAACAAGAATCGTGCAGCCCTGAAACTGATGTTCGACCTTCAAAACGAATTGGTCGCTGCAAAAGAAATACTAATCAACAAGATGTCAGAGGTATCTGACATTTCTACGTTTGTCAAAACAACGAAAGGTTTTAAAGTCACTGGTGCAGAGGGGTTTGTCGCCATTGACAAAATTGGTAATGCTGTGAAATTGGTAGACCGAATGGAGTTTTCTGCAAACAACTTTTCAACAGAAATAATAAAAGGTTGGCAAAAATGAAGCCATTTATAGATTTTATACCAGAGAAGGTTGCACACAGAGTCTCTGTTTCAACTATGATATTCAATGTTGGGGTTGGTGAGGAATATGCTCCCATTCCATTATCTACACCAATAATGACCCGGATTTTTGGAGAAATGCCAAGGGTAACTTCATATCACACAACTGATGATCGTGGAGTTAAAGATTTATTCAAGATTCAAGGGCTAAGGAAAAGTGTTTCTTCGTTTTATATTATGGATGAACATGCGATGAGAAGTGGCATTCAAACTCATGGTGGTATTATTGTTGAACTTCAAGGTTCCCTCCTTGCAGCTTTTAATCAGGATGCAATGACAGTTCCAGATAAAACCGGGAGAAGGTGGATAGGAGTATGGCAACTAAATCTTTTTGATAATGCAGGCAAGTTTTATTCCCAGATAAAAAAGGATGTTTTAAATCTTTGGAGAAGAATAATATATCTATCCAGTGAGAAGTGGATGAAAAAGGTTCAAAGCACCGGTTCTTGGATGGGGTGGATAAATTCAATGCCTGGCGGGGCATCATCCCGTAAATGGGACCATCGTGCATGGATGAGGCTCAAGAAACTTATCGACTCTCCTGAGTATGAAAAAGTTCGTGGAAAGTTTCTAAAGGATGTTATTCAACAGTATCTTGATGGCATGGAAGCTATTGTCAAAAAACACATGAAAGAATTGAAGATTGGGTTTCGTGGCAGAGCAGCTGCGGAAGAAACGGGATTGCAGTTTGATTATGATGAGGTTGCGATTAATGAAATCAGAGTGACCCGTGTTCATATACCAGAAGAAAAACGACATTATCGGGACAGATTTGATGTTGTGGATGGTAAATTGATTCCAAAAGATCCACCTGTACTGAATAAACAGACTGATAGGATGGTGACATATTTGGGGAAGAAAGGTGTTCCTGTGATGTGGCACAAG